TCATATATGGATGGTCATATTGAAGTCATTAAAGAGTATTTAAGAGAGGATATGGGGTACGATAATACCTTACCTCCATTTGTTGACGAAGTACCGAGAAAGAAGAAGAAAAAGGAAGAGAATTTTGAAACATATAACGATTACCCCGAAGCAGCAAAGAACAACGCTTGTAGAGCAATCAAATGGGCAGAAGAGAACGGTTGGGGTGATTGTGGAACTGCCGTGGGTAAAATGAGAGCAAACCAATTGTGTGGTGGCGAAAACATCTCAGAAGAAACAATTTCAAGAATGGCATCATTTGAACGTCATCGTCAAAACAAAGATGTTAAGTACGATGAGGGATGTGGTGGTTTGATGTGGGACGCTTGGGGTGGAACCGAAGGTATCGAGTGGGCACAAAGAAAACTTGACCAACTTGAGAAAGAGAAAATGTCAAAACAGAAGTTCGTTACAACTGATGAGGAAAAGAGAATTGTGGTTGGACCGGCAATGGTTCCCGATTTGAAGATATTCAGAAAGGATGAGATGGGAAGACCTTACTATGTTTATTTCTCAGCGGATACAATCAAAATGATTGCGGAAAAATATATGAGATACAAATACATTGATAACAACGATACCAATCACAATGGTGAAGCTGCGAAAGATGTATATGTAATTGAAACTTGGATTAAAGAAGATGAACAAGATAAATCAAATAAGTACGGATATAAGGAATTACCCGTAGGTACTTGGTTTGTTTCAATGAAAGTAAGAAATGATGAAGTATGGGAAAAGATTAAATCTGGTGAATTAAACGGATTTAGTGTATCAGGATACTTCGAAGAAATAAGACAGTTTAGTATTGAAAGAGAATTCTTATCTCAAGTAGCTGATATACTGAAAAAATATGACCACAAAATATAAATGGGAAATAAAATAAAAAACCATATATATAAGTAAGGTATAATAAATAAACCAATAAAATAACTATTATGTCAAACGAAAAAACCGCAATCAGCGAAATCAAGAACTTGATGAAGAAGTTTGGATTCTACACAGAAACTCCAATCGTCGAAGAAAAGTTTTTGGACGCAAAATTGAAAGACGGCACCGTAATCAAAGTTGAAGGTGAAGAACTCGTTGAAGGCGCTAAGGTTGTTGTAGTAACAGAAGAGGGAGAAATCCCCGCACCAGATGGTGTTCACGAATTGGAAGATGGTTCCAAGGTTGAAACAAAAGAAGGTGTTGTTGCTAAAATCGAAGCTCCTGCAATGGAAGAAGAACCTAAAGTAGAGATTGAGGTAGAAGCCGAAGAAGAAGTAGTTGAAGATAAAGTTGATGTAACCGAAGAACTCTATGCATTGTTGAAAGATATGATGGAGAAAATCTCTGACAAAATGAAAAAGATGGAAGAGAAGATGGAGAAGGTTGAAAACGATTTCGAAAACTTTAAAAAGGAGCCAGCAACTTCTAAAATTAAAACTGGCAAAACTGAAGAAAAATTCAGTAAAGAAAATAACCTCTTGGAAGACCGCATTAAAACCGTAATGGCTTTAAGAGGAAAATAATCAAAATTAAAATTAAAAGTAATTTAAAATGAAAGCATTAACTAAAAGTGAGTTCAGTTATGTAGTTTCCTCTATTACAGGTTTTACCGACCAAGAAGGTGGTGCTGTATTAAGTAAAGCATTGCTTGGTGCTACAACTCCTCAAAACGTAACCGTGAGATTAGGTATCAAAGGTACCCAAGCTCTTAACTTATTGGATTCAGCTCCTTCTTTCCAAGATGGTGCTTGTGGATGGTCAGCTAGTGGTACAACAACTTGGACCCAAAGAGACATCACAACTTGTCCTGAAAAAATTAACGAATCATTGTGTCCTATCGCTCTTTATGACACTTATCAGTCATTGTTACTACAACCTGGTATGTTGGAAGAGAGTGTACCAATGGAAACTATGATTGGTGACCTTAAATCTAAGCAAATTCAACAAAGAATTGAAAGCAAGTTGTGGACTGCAACTGTATCAGGTGGTGACTGTTTCGACGGTTTCAAAACCTTGATTAAGTCAGGTGAAACTGGTGTAGCAGTATCTGTTTCAGGTACAGCTTGGAACCCTGGTATCGCTTACGGTACTAACGGTAACCCAATCTACGAAGTTGACAAACTTGTAAACGCTCTTGGCGATGACGCACAATCATTCGATGATTTAGTTGTATTCTGTTCTGTACCAGCTTTCCGTAAGTACGTACAAGCATTAACTGCAGCTAACTACTTCCAAAACTACATCAACGGTGCTAAAGCTATCGGTTCAGAAATGAATATGTACGCTTTACATCCGAACGCAGCTGTTAAGGTTGTACCTACATTAGGTATCACTGATAACTACGTATCTATCGGACCAGCTAAATATATGTTCGTTGGTTTTGACCTTTTATCTAACGAGAAGTTGGATATGTGGTTCTCAAGAGATAACCAAGAAATCAGATTGGCTGCAAACTACAACTACGGAGCACAGATTGCTAAGTTCGGTTCTACCGTATACTTCGCAACTAACGGTCTCTAATATAACCAAACCCAATGGGGGAGGAGTTCCTCCCCCTTTTTAAAATAAACAAAAAAACTATAAAAATATAAAAATATGAGTTGTTTTATTTCCGAGGGTATTGCGTTAGGTTGTTCCGATAGTATTGGTGGTCTTAAAAAACTATACGTTCTTGGTGGTTCATCTGGTGCTACTTTTGGTACTGTCGCTTACAATGTAGACGACGCTATCACAGGAGCAACTGGCGGTTCTGGAAGTTTTTACGCGTTTGAATTGAAGAGAAATACTTCAGATTTGACGCAAAACGTACAGAAGTCATTCGAAAACGGAACCATCTTCTTCGAGCAAGTGGTTAACGCAAGCTTCTACAAATACGATGCGGACAAGAGAAACGCATTGAAAATCCTTTCTCAAAACGACGAAATCTCTATTATCGCAATTGACCAAAACGATACTCAGTATCTATTGGGTCAAACCAACGGAATGTACTTATCAGGTGGTAACGCAGGAACAGGTACAGCATTGGGTGATAAAAATGGTTTCACGTTAACATTCACAGGACAAGAACCTGTACCAGCGAGAGTAATCTCAGGTACACTTGCCACTGTATTCTCAGGTAATACCTTTGTTGGATAATACCAAACTACAACTGTTGAAAGTTGGAGAAGGGGTCTTAGGACCCCTTTTTTATTTATTACCCATTCAACTTGGAAATTTTTATATTTATTAATATACGGGATATTATTATGCTAATATTAAACAATAATCAACAGAATGAATTGGTGTTAAACATCAATAACAATTCAAGAACAGATTTTAGTGGATATACATTGACGTTTACACACGCATTGTCACAGAATCAAAAGTCGTACACCGTTAGTACGTCCAATCCCGCACAATTTGGTGAGAATGATAGATATTGTGAGATAGTACTCAATTTGATTGGTAACGACGCATTAATCTATGAAGGACAATATCAATTACAAATATTCGGTAACGGTACTCAATTGGTATTCACGGGACTTGCTAGATTAGATGGAACATCAGAAGATAACTCATTTGTTGAATACATTTCACCAAATGAAGACAACGAAAGTTATATATACATTGAATAATGGAGAACAAGAAAAAATACGATTTACAGAGAGTAAATTTTACACAACAACCATTCCTACCAATCTTCTCAGAAGTATTGTTAAAACAAGAATGGGTGTACTATGGCGAAGATAATTTGATGCCGATATATCTTATTTCAAGATATAATAACAGTGCAATACACAAAGCAATCGTTACTGCCAAACAACATCAGATTGTTGGTGATGGTTTGGTTTCACTAAACAATCCAATGGCAACGGTTAATTTGATTAACAATAAAGAAAACGTATATGATGTTTTCAAGAAATGTGCATTGGATTATGTGTTGTTTGGTGGTTTCGCATTAAACGTTATTTGGAGTAGAGATAGAAAATCAATTGCTGAGATATATCACATTGATTTCTCTAAGATAAGAAGTGGTAAAATCAATCCTGAAACAGATGAAGTTGATAGTTATTTTTATTCACACGATTGGGCTTACCCAAGAAAATATATTCCTGAGAGGTTTCCGTCATTTTCTCAAGACGCAGATAACCCATCTCAAATCTATTATTTCAAAGATTACTCACCGAACTTAACATATTATCCACACCCTGATTATTCGGGTGGATTGGCATCAATTGAGATTGATGTAAATATCAAAGAGTTCCACGCAAGAAACTTACAAAACGGGATGTTACCTTCACTATGGATTGATTTCGTAAACGGAGTACCGGGTGAAGAAGAACAAAGATTAATCACAAGAGCATTGGAAGAACAATACTCTTCTGTTAATAACGCAGGAAGACCTATTATTTCCTTCTCAGAATCAGCTGAATTATCACCAAAGGTAACACAGATTCAACCTTCAGCAAATGATGGTTATTATCAAGCAATTTACGAGGATATAATCCGTTCAATTGCTTCAGCTCATAGAGTATCATCACTTGAGTTATTTGGAATTGCCACAGCGGGTAAATTGGGTGCAGCAAACGAGATTGTTGAACATACAGAATACTTTAGAAAAACGGTTATTATGCCGTACCAAAACGCAATGTTACCGGTTTTCAATAAACTTGTATCTATGAAATTCCAAACTCCAACAACATTTGAAATAAAACCATTATCAATCTTTGAGGTTGGTGATGTAATTGAAAAACCTGTGGTTGAGGATAAACCAGTAACACCAGTACAACAGTAATCTATGGCTACAAAATTATTAATATCAGAAGGTAAATTAAAAGCGTTTACCAACATCAATAAGAACGTTGATATTGATGCAATCAGAGCTGAGATATCAATCGCTCAGGACATTCAACTACAACCACTATTAGGTAGTAAATTCTATTTCCATCTATTGGACCAAATCACATTGACAGGTAATACATTCTCTGTTGATGAATTGGAACTTGTAAACGAATATATATCCCCTTATTTGATTCAAGTTGCGTATTGGAGTATGATTCCTCATCTTCACTACAGAACGATGAACAGAGGTATCGTAGAGGGTGATATGGAATCAGCAAGAAGTGTTGATGTGGAAACAATGAAGTACCTTCGTTCAATCCAACAACAAAGAGCGGATTTCTATAAGATGAGATTACTCGATTACCTTATTACCGGTAGGGGTCAGAATAAATTCCCTGATTATCTTAGTTACAATCAATTGGATGGTATGT